CCTGGTGTCTACACTTCTGAGAGAGATTTAAGTTTCGTATCACAAAGTGTTGGTGTTACAACTTTAGGATTAGTTGGTGAAACTTTGACAGGTCCGGCTTTTGAGCCAATCTTTATCACTAACTATGATGAATTCGAAGCCTTCTTTGGGGGTACAATTCCTGAAAAATTTGTGAATACACAAATCCCAAAGTACGAATTGGCTTACATTGCAAAATCTTACTTACAACAATCTAACCAATTGTTTGTTACAAGGGTATTAGGTTTATCAGGTTACGATGCAGGACCTTCTTGGTCTTTGACAACAATTGCTAACGTAGACGGTTCTACTGTAGGTTTGGATGGTAATGACGCAACTTTCACAGTTGATTTCTCAGGTTGTACTGGTGATACGGCAATCACTTTCTACCCTTCAACACCTTTCCCTGCGGAAATTCTTGCAAACTTAAACACTCCATACACACAATTGAATGGAACACAGACTACTTTGTCTAACCAATTGAACAACCAACTATTCAATATTATTGATAACGGTGGTTCGACTTCGGGTTCGTCAATTTACTATTTCGGTACAATCACTGATGCTGATTATAATCTTTTGTCACCAACATATACTGCCGCAACTAACGTTTTTGGTGTATCAGGATTATCCGAAAGTGTTGCTGACTTTACATCACCAAACAATGACTCTTGGTATTACTCTAATTTCAACATATCTTCAGGTAATGACTATACAGGTTATTCTTTCTACAGTGTTGTTTCCGTATTGGATAACTTAGGTTCTGGTTGTTTCTCGGGATCAGTAAGTGGTACTGTATACAATTATACGGGTGAAACTTACAATGGTTGGAATGATTTAGTTGTTGCAACTTGGAGATCACGTGGTATTTCTCTTTACGGTTCAGGAGAACATGGACCAAGTTATACTGTCACAGGTTTGACTGATGTTATCATTGACAATTCAGGTATTTACTCAGGAATATCAACTAATCCTTATTCGACGTTCAACTTGTCAGGTGTAACTGCGGGTGGAACTCCATTTGCATTCACAACTTCGATGGCACAAAGTGCGCAAAACTATGTAACTCGTGTGTTCGGTATTACTAATTTTGGAAAACCAAGAAATGAAGTACCTCTTTTTGTTGAAGAACAATTCCAAAATATGTTGAACTTTGGATACAACAAAGGATTTATTAGAGGTTTGAATTCTTCGTTGATTTCGTTACCAGGTGCTAGATATACACCAACAAACACTGACACAATAGCATACTACTTAGAAAAGTACCAAACCGCAGAGTCACCTTGGGTGGTTTCTGAACTTAGAGGTACTAAAGTTGATCAACTGTTCAGAATCATCTCGATTGCGGATGGTAATAGTGCAAACGCTCAAATAAAAATTTCGATTCAAAATATCGACTTCAATAACCTATCGTTTGATTTGGGTGTAAGAAGTTTCTACGACACTGACAGTAATCCAGTATACTTGGAGAAGTTTACTCAGTGTACCTTGGACCCGGCTAGTAATAGTTACGTTGGTGTGAAAATCGGTACTCAAGATGGTGAGTACGCACTCCTTTCAAAGTACATCATGTTGGAACTTAATCCTGACGCACCAATCGATTCACTACCTGCTGGTTTTGAAGGTTATGTGATTAGAGAGTACGGAAATGCTCAACCACCTTACCCTGTTTACAAAACAGCATACGATTTCCCTGGTGAAGTTATTGGTAACCCACCTTTCAACATTCCTGCAGGACCAAACCCAATTGTATCTCCAGGTGATAATGTAAGACGTACTTTCTTAGGTATATCTTCTCAGGTTGGTTATGACCCTGATTTCTACCAATACAAAGGTAAGCAGGTTCCAACAAACTTGTGTGTTGATGGAGTTGCTCTTCCTTGGAACTATGTCACTAAAGGTTTCCACATGGACTCAGGCGCTACGGTTGTTACAATTACTACAGGTCCAACAGCTGGAACTCCGGCGTTCGATTGTGGTGATGCATCGTTCCAATCCAACCCAACAGACCCTAATAGTCCTTACTACACAATCCAATCAAGAAAATTCAGTTTCTTGTTACAAGGTGGATTTGACGGTTGGGATATCTATCGTGAAAACAGAACTAACGGTGACAGATATGTTATCGGTGGAAGTTTGTGGCAGAGAGGAGCTTGTCAATCAGCAAGATATCCGCTAGCTGATGGTAACGGTACATTTAAGATCATCGCACAAGAAGGTTTTTCTGAGTTCTCTAACTCTGACTACTACGCATACTTGTTAGGTATCGCTACATTCAACAACCCCGAATCTGTAAACATCAACGTATTTGCAACTCCCGGTATTGACTATGTAAACAACAGTAACTTGGTTGAAGAAGCAATCGACATGATTACTTTCCAAAGAGCTGACTCTATTTACATCGTAACAACTCCTGACTCTAATTTGTACATTCCAACTCAGACGGACAACATTATTCCTCCAACTCAAGCGGTAGACAATTTGGACACTACAGGAATTGATTCAAACTACACAGCTACTTACTATCCATGGATTTTGGTTAGAGATACTGTAAACAACACTCAAATCTACTTACCACCAACAAACGAAGTTTGTAGAAACTTAGCATTGACTGACAACATCTCCTTCCCATGGTTCGCAACTGCGGGTTACACAAGAGGTTTGGTAAATGCTGTCAAGGCTCGTATCAAACTAACACAAGACCAAAGAGATACTCTTTATCAAGGTCGTATCAACCCAATTGCTACCTTCTCTGATGTAGGTACTGTAATTTGGGGTAACAAAACTCTTCAAATCGCTGACACTGCCCTAAACAGAATCAACGTAAGAAGATTGTTACTACAGGCTCGTAAGTTGATCTCAGCTGTGGCGGTTAGATTGTTGTTCGAACAAAATGATGCAAAAGTAAGACAGGACTTCCTTGACTCAGTGAATCCTATCTTGGACGCAATCAGAAGAGACCGTGGTTTATACGATTTCCGTGTAACAGTTTCTAACGATCCTGCTGACTTGGATAGAAACACTATGACAGGTAAGATTTACCTAAAACCAACAAGAGCTCTTGAATTCATCGATATCGAATTCTTGATCACTCCTACAGGTGCTTCATTTGAGAATATCTAATATAAAAAATTGGTGGGGAGAAATCCCCACCTTAGCCTTTAAAATAGTTTATGAATAAAATAGTTACGGAAGGATTTGATGATTTGGGGATGCCGACTCTCAAATACTACGCTTTTGATTGGGATGACAACTTGATGTACATGCCCACCAAAATTATTGTACAAAGTGAGGACGGTGAAGAAGTAGGAATGTCTACGGAAGACTTTGCCGAATATCGTACAAAGATTGGTAAGGGACCCTTCAAATATGAGGATAAGATCATTACTGGTTTTGCGTCTGATCCCTTCAGAAACTTCACTACAAAGGGCGACAAGGACTTTTTGATTGACTCTATGAAAGCGAAACCGGGGCCAGCTTGGGCTGATTTCGTGGAAGCGGTAAATAACGGGTCGATTTTTTCTATAATCACCGCTCGTGGACACAATCCTAGTACCCTAAAAGAAGCGGTTTACAATATGATTGTCTCTGATCACATGGGTCTAAATAAAGACTTACTTATAAAGAATCTAAAAAAATTCCGTGATTTCGTGGGGGAGGACAAACAGAGTAATCAAAAAATGATCCGTGAATATTTGGATATGTTAAGATTCTATCCTGTTTCCTTCAACCAAGGAGATTCTGCTGCATCTCCCGAACAATTAAAGGTTCAAGCGATGAAAGAATTTATTTCGTATGTAAAGGAACAAGCCAAAAAACTAGGCCAAAAAGTTTACTTAAAAGACGATGTAAAAAACAGATTTGTACCTCAAATAGGATTTTCAGATGATGATATAAAGAATGTAGAAGTAATGAAAAAAGAATTTGAGGATGAACCAGTTCTTAAGACCTATTCTACTGCAGGAGGTATAAAGACTAGGTATTAAAGACAATAAATTTTCTAAAAACAAAGTAAATACAAAAATTTTTATAAAAGGAGTATTTATATAGAAACAAATAAAAAGTAAAAAAAGAATAACATACCATGGCAGACTTATTAATGAAAATGCCGGTTCCTTACGAACCAAAAAGATCGAATAGATTTATCCTTCGTTTTGATTCCACTTTGGGTATTAACGAATGGTTTGTAGAATCTACAGGTCGTCCAAGTATTGATATAAACCCAGTAGAAATTCCATTTTTGAATACGTCAACATTTGTTGCGGGTAGATTCAAATGGAATTCTATTAATGTGAAGTTCCGTGATCCAATCGGACCATCTGCAACTCAGGCTCTTATGGAATGGGTGCGTCTTCACGCTGAATCTGTAACAGGCCGTATGGGTTACGCGGCGGGTTACAAGAAAAACGTTGACCTCGAGATGTTAGATCCAACAGGTGTTGTTGTAGAAAAATGGATACTCGAAGGTACAATGATCACAAAGACCGCTTGGTCTGAAGCAAACTACGGTTCTGACACGTTGGCAACTCTTGATGCCACTCTTCAGATGGACCGTTGTATCTTGGTTTACTAAGGTATTTACTTTTTATTGTTGATTAATAAGCAACTCATGGTATAATTAAACACAGGGACTAATACCCTGTGTTTTTTTTTATGGAAAATGATGTAAAAATGTACGGACAACAAGATTTTTCACTACCTCACGATGTGGTGAAACTTCCGTCTGAGGGAAAATTTTATAAAAACAAGAAAAAGTCGGTGAAGGTAGGGTACCTTACGGCATCTGACGAGAATATAATAATGTCGACAAATCCTGATGACATGGTAATGACTTTGATCCGAAGTAAAGTTTATGAACCGGATTTGAGACCTGACGAGATGTTGAATGGAGATATTGAGGCAATTCTTATCTTTCTGAGGAATACTGCTTTTGGACCTGAATACAAAGTTCAATTGACTGACCCCCAAACAGGGAAAAAATTCGCACATTCCCTTCTCTTAGATGAATTGGATTTCAAAGTTTGTGAACATAGTCCAAAAGAAAATGGTACATACGATGTGATATTACCAAAGTCCCAAGTAAATGTGGAGATCAGACCTTTGACCTACAAAGAGAATGTAGAAATCAACAAACAGGCCGAATCCTATCCTGCAGGACGAGTGGCACCCAAGGTGACTTGGAGACTACAAAAACAAATTGTGTCCGTAAATGGTGACAATTCTCCCCAAACAATTGTAAAGTTTATTGAGGGTCTCCCCATTATGGATTCGAAATATATAAAAAACTTCTTGGACGCTAATGAACCAAGAATCGATCTTCTTAGATCAGTTATTGCCCCGTCAGGAGAAAAGGTAGATGTGAACATCTCCTTCGGGGTAGAATTTTTTCGGGTTTTCTTCTGATTGGAGTCGTTATCTGTTGGACGAGTTTTACATCTTGTCCAAACATTTACACTTTTCGTGGACCGAATTCAATAAAATACCAACATACGCTCGAAGATATCTTATAGATAAGGTAATTGAGAGTTTCAAAAAAGAATAACTATCCTATTTATATGTAGGATAGTTTTTTTTCATGCAACAAAACCAACAACCTAACCAACCAACACCAAATACGGGACCAATATCTGCTGCGGGAGACGCAATCCGTCAGTTTAATAAATTGGTTGAAGAAAGTCTTCTCAATCTAAGTAAAACTGTAGAACAACTAGACCAAAGTTTGGCTCAGTCCCAAGCATCAATTGCCGGAATTATGGGTCAAACCCAAATGGCATTGGTTGGTCTCAGAGAAGAACTTTCCTTGGCACTCCCTGGTGTTGCGGCCTTAGGAGGTGATTTCAAGGATGTTGTTGCCATACAAAAAAGTGTAACAAAGGAATTACAAACAAACGTTGTTTTACTCGGGGAAACCACTCAAGATTTATTCACAGCGGGTAAAGCGGTAGGTGTTGCGTCTGAAAACGTTGGAGGTATGGTCGGTGCTTTCCAAGATGCGGGTATCTCGGCAGGAATGATTCGTGACAGAATTGAAGATACTGTTGATGTTGCTCGTAGAGTCGGAGTAAACACTACTGCGGTATTCTCTATGGTTCAGGCAAACCTTTCAAGATTGAACGAATTCGGATTCTCAAGAGGTGTTGAAGGTTTGGCTAAGATGGCGGCAACGGCAGCATCGATGAGGGTCAACATGAATGAAATATTCAACTTTGCGTCAAGAGCATTCAGTCCTGAAGGTTCAATGGAGTTGGTTGCGAGTTTTCAAAGACTTGGTGTTGCTGCCGGTGACTTGGCAGATCCATTCAGATTGATGTATTTGGCCTCTGAAGACGTTGAAGAATTGACAAATCAAGTTGTTGAAATGACTGAACAATTCAGTTACTTCGATGAAGAGACCAAAGAATTCAAATTATTCCCGAACGCAAAAAGAGACTTACGTGAAATTTCACAAGCGACCGGTATTGCTTATGAAGAACTTGTAAAAATGTCCATGAGTCAACAAAAACTGAATCAAATAGTTGGTGAGTTTAGAATTCAAGGTATTAGTGAAGAGGACCAACAATTCGTTGCAAATGTTGCTCAATTCAGCCAAGGTAGAGGGGGATTTACCGTAAAAATAGGTAAAGATGAAAAACTTGTTTCAGAACTGAGTACTTCTGACTTGGAACAATTGAAGAAATCTTCAGAACCGGTAACACTAGAAGAATTAGCCAAATCACAATTGACTGAATCACAATTGATGAATGCAACACTCAATCAATTGGTAAGTGCACTTGCAGCGCCCACAGCCGCATCCAAATTATTTACAGATACAAGAGAAGTCTTCAGAGGTGCTCTTGAAGGGATTCAGACAGGAGCAACAGCAGCTTTAGGAAATCAGAGACAGGCACAACAAGATGTTAACCAATTCATATCTGATTTTGGTGGAAGTCTTACAGACGTCCTCAAGGGAAATATAGACCTTCAAAAGATAAGTGGAATTGTCGAAAACGCGTTTGGTTCATTAGAAACAGGAGTGCAACAAATCACAAACTCAATTGCCGAAG